CTTCGTATGGCCAAGACTCAGATTGATTCCGTGATTCTTGGGCTTACCGGAATGGTTCCACAGCCCGATGGTACTTCTCTTCCTGATCCTAATGCGGTCCCGGAAACAGATGCTGAGGGTAATCCAAAACCTACTAGCAATGGTCCGGGTAATATTTCTGGTCCAGATGTAAGCAAACTTGATGGATCTGGATCCATGGAAGTTATGCAGAAGCTAGTAGTAGACGCTTATGGTACGAAGCTTGGCACTCGCCAACTTCCTACCGATGACAGTAAATAAGATAGTATATTTTATTCGGGACATATTCGGAAAACAACGAGTTAAAACTTAGGAGATAATATGACAGTTCCAACACAGCCTGGTTTAGAGGCGTCAATTGGGTCTCTAACCCAACAGGATGCTCCACCTCATAATGGGGCACAAAGTCCTAATCCTTCCCCATCGTCTTTTGCGCATGGTGCAAATGGAGAGAGAACCTTTACTGCTGACGATATTGCGAGAGCGCGTAAGGAAGAGAAGGACAAGCTGTATCCGGAAATCACTGCTCTGAAGGATCAGTGGTCTCAGGCTCAGAAGACGTTGGACAGCCTTCAAGCTCAACGTCAAGCGGAACTCGATGAGATTGAGCGTCTAAAGAAGGAAAAGGAATCAAAGCTAAAGGCTAAGAAAGATGAAGAGATGTCTGCTAAGCAGCTTCTAGAAGAGCGTCTTGCTGAAACCCAGCGAGAGTTTGCAGAGAAGATTTCTCGTATTGAGAGCGAGCGCGAAGCAGAAAGAGCACTCCTGGCAAAGGAACGTGCTTATCAGGAGTTGACGGATTATCGTTCTGCAAAGATCGCAGAGGCAGGCAATACTGTCGCCCCGGAATTCTATGACTTCATTAATGGTAACAACAAGGAACAGATTGATTCAGCTATAGCAAGGGCTCAAGAGTCCACAAAGTCTATCCTTGATCAAGTTACTCAAGCACAGTCCCAGAGACAGCAAGGGAACGTAGGTGTAAGACCTACTGGATATCCGGCTATGGGACTTATGGATAGTGTGAATGGTCAAAGACCGCCTACTCCAGAAGAAATCAATGCAATGACTATGGCGGAGTTCGCGGAATACCGCCAGAAGAATGGTATGGCGAAGAACGAAGCGCAACGCAATCGTGGACTATTCAACTAAGTTTAATAACAACCTGGGTACGGCTAGTGCCCGAACCCTAATAATCGATAAGGATTAACTATGGCTGGATCAGCAATTACGGGCACACCGAATATCACCGGTACCCCAACATCTTATCCAGGTGGAAGCTCAGCGCTTTCTCCTGCTATTCAAACCGTATGGTCAAAAGAAATTTTATTCCAGGCAATGCCTATCCTGCGTTTCGAGCAATTCGCAGTAAAGAAGACAGAGCTTGGAGTTACCCCCGGTCTTACAATTAACTTCATGCGTTACAATAACCTTGGACAGGCTTCTCAGCTTGTTGAAGGTATCCGTATGCAGACCAATCCTTTGACAGCTTCTCAGTTCTCTATCACTGTAGCTGAGCAGGGATTTGCTGTTGCTGTTTCTGAGCTTCTGCTTAACGCTTCTTTTGATGATGTTATGGCATCCGCCTCTCGTCTACTTGGACGTAACATGGCAACATACCTAGACATCTCTGCACGAAACACTTTGCTTCAGGCCTCTTCTCAGATCTATGGGTACCAGAAGGACACTGGTGCTCTTAACAATCAGGTTTACTACAACATTGGTACTGTTGGTACTGGTAATGCAAGCATGACTGGTGACTTCAACCTATCCTCACAGACTGTATTTGACGCCGTGGAGACACTTGCGACAAAAAATGTGCCACGCTTAGGGGAGACATATGTCTGTTTTGTCCACCCTCACCAGAGCCGTTGGTTGCGTAACGATCCACAGTTTATCGAGCAAACTAAGTATGCGGCTCCCGGGAACTTCATGATGGGAGAAATTGGGAGATTAAATGACGTAGTTTTCATAGAAACTACACAGGTTCGTAACGTTGTTAATGGTGCCGGTGCAGGATGGACAACTGATACTACTACTGGTGGTGTAACAACTGGTAATGGTTCTGCTAATCGTTACGATTCCATCTTCATTGGAGATAATGCATTCGGTCACGCTATCTCTCTACCTGTAGAACTTCGTGATGGTGGTATCCTTGATTTCGGAAGAGAGCACGCTTTAGCGTGGTATGCTATTTGGGGATTAGGGCTAATCACTGACATTTCCGTGGTCGTGGCCTCCACCAACTAGCACTAGACTCAAACCCCACATTAAGGAAGCCCTGCCTTCATATTCAATTAGAGGGCAGGGCTTTTCCTTGTATAATTTAACTAACATGAGACACAAACTAGGAGAATAGAATGGCCGCTAGAAAGAGAGCTGGAGACCTTACAGGTCTGGAGACTGAGCGTCTTGTCAAGGAAAATCAGGCAGAGCTTAAGCTTCGTGCGCAGGAAATAGCCATGATGGCTGAAATCGAAAATGAGCAGAATGATATTCCTGTTGATTACTCTGAGGGCCCTGTTGAGCCTCCTGTGGTTGAGGAGCTTTATGTAGCTGAAGTAAAGCTAGAATCTCCTACCAAGGTAATCATCCCTAATACTACCCTTGAGAAGATGACATTCGGTGCCGGAAAGCACTATGACTTTGAAGAGGGAAAGAAGTATACAGTTCCTATTGAGTTGGCACGACACTTGGAAAGCAAGGGCCTTCTTTACACAGGTGCTTACCGTTAAGATAAGGAAACTAAATGTCCGGTAATTACACAGATACAACAGACAGAGCCATACTCAACTGGACTACGGGAACATCTCTAGGTGGTTGGGTTCCTCCAACTACTGTATATGTTGCGCTTCTTACTGCTGACCCTAGCATTATCGCGGCTATACCCACAGATCCTCACCTATCAGAATTAACTGAACTTTCCGCCACAGGCTATTCGCGTCAGGTTGTTACTTTCTCTTCCGCGTCGTCTCCCGGTTCTGGCGGACTTAGTCAGATTCAGAATAGTAATCTGGTTACCTTTGGTCCTTTTACTGGCGCTTCCGGTTCTTCTACTGCTACTACTTTCGGTGCCTTGGTAGACCACGCTACTGGAACTACTGGACAGGTTATCCAGACTTGGCAGTGGGATAATCCTATTGTTGTTCCACAAGGACAGTCTATTACTATCCCTATCGGCGATCTAACATTGACACAGCAGTAAGAAGGAATAGATGCTAGCTACCCAGGATATTATTCAACGAGTAAGAATCGAGTTGGGGGACACTGGCGCACCGTTCTCAGACTCTTTCTTGGGAACCGGCCTAGTGTCCACATATGATCTTACTGAATTCAATGTGTACAACATAGTCATCACCTGGATACATAATCAGTCGCCTATTCTTTTGGTGGCTAATACTGATTATGTTATCAACTCGCAAGAGGGGAGAATATTCCTTCAAGGACCATCCTCCCCTCTTCCGCAAGGTGACAGTCTTGTGGTGAGTGGTTTAGCCGGAGGTATGTTCTCTGATGATGAACTCACTATGTTCATTAATGACGCTGTTCTTCAGCACTGTGAGGGACGTTCTGTAAAGACACGTTTTAAAGACTCCAATGGTTTTATTCAGTTTATAAATAATCCTATGGATCTCTCTAATCTTCCTGAGATTGAGAGAGTTCTCATTGCTATTCGTGCGACCATTGATGCTCTGTGGGCTTTGGCTACTGACGCAGCCACAGATATTGATATCTCTTCTGCTGACGGAACCACTGTTCCCCGTAATCAGAGATACCGTCAGCTACGCCAGCAGATAGACGGAATGTACGAAAGATACAATCAACTGTCAGCCATGTTGAATGTTGGTCTTAATCGTATTGAGATGTCTAAGATTCGTAGAGTTTCCCGCACAACTAATCGTCTTGTTCCTATCTTCGTGGACAGAGAATACGATGATTACCAGCTTCCACAGAGACAGCTTCCACCTATTGATACTCCTGACATAGATGAATCCAATATTGCTAGCCCGATCTTCGGCGGAATGTGGGGCTTGTAATGAGTCGTATAGGTTGGAAAGGTGGACGCTTTAATGTAGATTTCGAAACAGCAGAAATTTACAGTGGTCTACGGGACTGGCAGCGTTGGACGGGAGATCATGTCAACTACTATCGTTTCTACTACGACGAAAGTACTAGAGATCCTGTATATGGAGAAGCCTCAGGTCCGTTAGGTCGAATCTATTTTGGACCTAATATTGTTCCTGCTCTTCACGTTATTCACGTAGAAGGAGACAACCAGGACACTGTTCAAGGTTTCAATTACAATGATTCTGCTCACGTTACTTTATCTTTCGATCAGGTACATCGTATGGGAATCGGCGACCTGGATATAGCTACTGAGACTCAGGATTACCTGAGAGATAGATTTGAGTATCGTGGAAAGATTTACCGAGTAACAAATATTCAAATACTGGGGCAGATTCAGCGTAAGCCGATAGTTATTACTATTGACGGCAGTCAGATCAGACCTAATGAAATGGTCAATGATTTACAGTTCTCTCAATATGCAAATGGTTGGGGAACGTTCCCTGATGGATACGACGCTACTAAGGTCAAGAGTAATAGTATGACCAATCAGATACAACAATTCCTTCCTGCTCTTCTTTCCGATCCCGCGTTTTCGCCAGAAGATGACGGCTATGGAGAAGATGAGTATGGAGCCCAGGAATACGGCGCTTAAAGATAAGGTGAGATATGTCAATCGTTCTTCCAGTGAAAGGCACAAAGAACTGGGATGTCCCTCTTAATGCTGCTTTGACAACTCTTGAGGGCGAGATAGAGGCGGAACCTACCCGCGCTGACGCTGCGTATATTCATGTGGGCGGAACAGCAGGAGGAGACTTAACCAGTACCTATCCTAATCCAACTGTGGCTAAGGTTAATGGGGTAACTGTAACTGGTACTCCTAGTTCTGGGCAGTCGATTGTTGCTACTAGTTCTTCCGCCGCGTCCTGGCAAACTGTGTCCGGCGGAGGTGCTCCTACTGGCCCTGCTGGTGGAGACTTAGGATCTACTTATCCTAACCCCACAGTGACGTCTACACACCTCTCTGCGGCCCTTCCAGTGCTTCAGGGAGGTACTGGTGCTTCTACGGCTGCGGGAGCCTTAGCGGCCCTCTCAGGGACTCCACTGGATCCTTCTGTATTTAACGTGGTTACCCAATACGGCGCTAAGGGAGATGGACAGTTTGTAGCTGATATCTCTATGAGTAACGGCAGCGCTGTAGTAACTTCAGCCAGTGGAAAGTTTACTTCAGCAGATGTTAATAAACTGGCTATGGTTCCTCATGGTGCTGGTACTGGTGTGACTACACTTATCACTACTGTTGCCAGTTTCCAGAGTGCTAATCAGATTACTTTGAATGCTGTTAATTCTTCAGGTACCAGTATTACTTCTGGAAATTTCTTGTGGGCATCTGATGATACTACTTCTATTCAGAATGCTATCAACGCTACTTGTACATACGCGAGTAATCATGGTGCTGCTACTACTCTTCTTCCTGTAGCTCCTAATGGCTACTTCTATGGAATAGGTGGCTCTCTGATAACTGGGGGAGCCACTAAGGGTAATGCTCAGCTTACTTTCCCTATTGATGTGACTACGGGAAACAAGGC